CAAGGGAACATTGAATACACAACCGCACTGCCATCCTCTTCTTTCCATCTTCATTTTGAATCCACCAGCGAAGTCAATACAAAGCTAATGTTTTGCACAGCACCTCGTGGAGAATTAAACCAATCTGAAAACCCAACATTCTATACAAAAGATAGTCACAAACCTATAGAATTTACTGGGTCTGTTGGTAGCTTTAGAGAGCCAGTAAGAATAATAAAAAATATAGCATCAGCATCTTATCAAGATCCAACAGCCCCATTTGAGAAAACAACTTATATTTCTAAAATAGGCTTATACGATGAAGATAAAAACCTTATTGCAATTGCTTCTTTAGCTAGGCCCGTAAAGAAAACTGAATCAAGAGACATAACTTTTAAATTAAAGCTTGACATCTAATAAAATATATGATAAGATCATTATATGATTTTAGGTTTAGATATAAGTACAAGTATAACAGGTGTAACGTTATTAGATTATAATAATAACATTATTTTAAATAATTCTATAGATCTTCGTAAGTATAAGAATTTCTTTTTAAAGAGTGAAAAAGTTGCTGAGTATTTTAAAAATCTTTCTCAAAAACCAGATAAGATTTTTATTGAGCAATCTTTACAATCTTTTCGATCGGGATTTAGCTCAGCTGCAACTCTTTCTACTCTCTCTCGTTTTAATGGCGTTGTCTCTTGGCTTGCTTATAAAGAATGGTGTATAGAGCCGGAGTACATTGCTGCATCCTCGGCCCGAAAACTTGCCGGCATCAAAATAATCAAGGGAACGCCGGCAAAAAAACAAGTCCTGCAACATTTGCTTGACACGGATCCCTCATTCGTGGTAGAGTATACAAGACATGGCAATCCCAAGCCCGACACTTTCGATCGGGCTGATTCACTTATCATTGCCAGGGCGGGACTACAACTATGCACGGACGAGAAAAACTAAACATTTTAAAACAAGCACTAGGGCAAGGGCACAAGCAGGGCAAAGACGAGTTTTACTTTTCTTGCCCTTTTTGCGATCACCATAGACCAAAGTTGGCTGTAAATCTTCAGAAGAATGCATTTCACTGTTGGGTGTGTGACGCATCAGGGCGAAACATTCGTCGTTTGGTGAAGAAGTTTGGTAATTGGTCTCTTCTAAAAGAATGGGATCGGTTCTCAAGAAAGATTGACTTTTCTGAATTTGACGAAAAGATTCTTTTTGAGATCTCAGATGAAGAAGAACAGCAGGTGGTTCAGCTTCCAAAAGAATACCAAGCGCTTCATAAAAGAGAAATACCTTTAACCCTGCGCCGACCACTCAATTATCTACGTTCCAGAGGCTTGACTGACTTTGATATTGCTTATTGGAAGATTGGCTTCTGCGAAAAAGGAAAGTATGAAGGGCGTTTATTGGTTCCTTCATTTGCTGAAACAGGGTCGGTTAACTATTTTATCACCAGAGCCTTTGATAAAAAGGTTTGGCCGGCTTATAAGAACCCAAAAGCTAGCCGAAACATTGTTTTTAATGAACTTTTCGTTGATTGGGATAAAAGAGTTGTGATCACAGAGGGTGTTTTTGATGCTATTGTTGCCGGACCAAACTCTATTCCGCTACTTGGTTCTACAATGACCGAAAACTCACTTCTTCTTCGTAAGTTAATTGAACACGACAGTGCTGTTTATCTTGCTTTGGATCCAGATGCATATGAAAAAGAACTAAAAATTATGAAATTATTGTTAGATTTTGACTTAGAAGTATATAAAATCAACATTCACGGCTTTGATGATCTTGGAGAGATGCCTAAGAATGAGTTTTCTCTAAGAAAAAAGAAAGCAAAAAGAATCTTGCAAGAAGATTTATTTGAACTAACTGCTAGAAACTTACTGGAGGCTATCTAATGCGACTAGCACACATTTCTGATACCCACATCAGAAACTACAAATACCAAAAAGAGTATCGACAAGTATTTTCACATCTTTATAAGACTTTAAAAGAAGAAAATGTCGACTTTATTGTTCATACAGGGGATATTGCACACACAAAAACCCAGATTTCACCCGAATTTGTTGAGTTAGCATCAGAATTTTTATCAGGCTTGGCTGACATTGCGCCAACTTATGTTCTTTTGGGCAATCACGACGGAAATCTTAAGAACTCAGCACGCCAAGATGCCCTAACCCCCATCGTGCAGAACCTAAAGCACCCAAATCTGCACCTTTTCAAGGGTTATGAGCAAATAAATCTTCCAGAAAAGTTTGCTTTACACGCTATGTGTGTTTTTGATGACCAAACCAACTGGAATCTTGAGCCCGATCAGGATTTTATCAACATTGCCCTCTACCATGGCTGCGTTCGTGGTTCAGAAACCGACATTGGGTGGGTTTTAGAAGGTGAAGTTAACTTAGAAACCTTCCAGAACTTTGATTATGGCTTTTTTGGAGACATTCACAAGACAAATCAAATGTTGGACGACCACGGACGTTTCCGTTATCCAGGATCAACCATTCAGCAGAACTTTGGCGAGTCAAACGATAAAGGAATCCTTATTTGGGACATTAAAGACAAAGAAAAGTTTACTTGCAAGCATGTTCAGCTGGAAAACCCCAAGCCTTTTATCACAATCAACCTAACAAAGGCTGGAAGGCTACCAAGAAACACCAGTATTCCATCAGGCGCCCGAGTTCGTCTTATTTCAGAGCATAATCACCCTATTTCAGCGCTTAAAAAGGCTGCTGACGTAGTAAAAACTAAGTTTAAGCCAGAATCAGTTGCTTTTCTCAACAAGTTCTCAGGTGCTCGTGGCGCTTCAACCTCAGCGCACGCAGAAAGAATGAACATGCGTGATGTTAGCGTCCAAGAAAAGCTTATGAAAGAATATCTTGCTGATTATGAACTAACCAACGAACAACTTTCGCAGGTATTCGCTCTTAACAAGCAAATCTCAGCACTTATCAACGAAGATGAAGAAACAAAAAGAAACATTCATTGGAGTTTAGAAAACTTTAAGTTTGATAATCTTTTTAACTATGGAGAAAACAACTCTCTGGACTTTGCAAAGTTAAACGGCATTGTTGGTATCTTTGGAAAAAACTATTCAGGCAAGTCCTCGATTATTGATAGTATTCTTTATACTATTTTTAACTCTAGTTCTAAATCTGTTCGTAAGAATGTGGATCTTGTCAACCAAAATAAAGAAAATGCCGAAGGCGAAGTAAAATTCTCTATTGGTACCAAAGAGTTTACAATTAAACGACAAAGCAAGAAGTACATCAAACGACTTCACGGTAAAGAAAGCACCGAAGCAAAAACAGATCTTGATTTCTCAGTATACGATCCAGCAACCGGCGAAACTGAATGCCTCAATGGTCAAACAAGAAATGAAACTGACGCAAACATTCGCCGGTATTTGGGAACGCTTGATGATTTTCTTTTAACTTCAATGATGTCTCAAATGAACTCACTTAATTTTATCAATGAAGGCACAACAAAGCGAAAGGAAATCTTGGCTAAGTTTCTTGATCTTGAGATCTTGGACAAGAAATTCAAGAAAGCAAAAGAAATCTCACAAGACAAGCGTGCCTTGGTGAAAGGATTGGAGGGTGTTGATCACGACGCTCAGATTGAAGCCGAAGAAGCAACTCTTGTAGAACTAAAAGACAAGATCTTGAATGTAAAACTTCGTTGTAATGAACTAAACAATGTTTTAGATGGTCTCAAACAAGAAAAAAGCAAGATTCAACATCAAATAGATTCACAAAAAGAAATCGACATTGACATTGAAAGTGTTTTGAGCGAGATCAAAAACTTACAATCCAAAGAAACAACCTTAGAAAACGAAATAAAAGAAATCTCAGTTCGTATTGAGAGTTGTAAGGATTTTATTCAGGGCTTTGATTTAGAAAGGGTCTTGACACGCAAGGAGGTGCATTCTGAGACACTCAAATACCTTACAGGCGTCACGGTATTGCTAAAAGAAAGAAAGCGGGAGAAGGACGACATAAAAGACAAACAAAGGCTACTTTCTTCTGTTCCTTGTGGTAAACAGTTCCCCACTTGTCGTTTTATCAAAGATGCCCACGAAGCAGTTAGTTCTTTTGATATTGTTCAGCAGGCAATCAAAGGGTTGGAAGAAAATGTAAAGGTGCATGAAGATAAAATCAAGAAACTCAACATTGATGAGGTCAATGATCTTCTAGAAAAGTACGAAAACATTGTAGCAGCCAAAGAAGACACCGAAAATCTCCTGAAAAACAAGGAAATGGAGCTAAAAATGGCTCAAATGTCCTTGGCTGGCCTTTTGACCAAGAAAGAAACATACGAGAAGAACGAAGAAGAAATCAAAAAAATCTCCGAACTCAAAGAACAGTTAGTTATTGCATCTAGAACAATTAAAAACACTCAAAGAGACTGTGATGACTGCAACGAAGACCTTTTGGTACTTCTTGGGGATGAAGCAGGTGCAAAAGCAAGGATTGATTTAGCGAACCAAACAAAAGCAAAACTCAAAAAAGCAAGAGAAGATTATTCTACATTTGTTTATTTTATGCGCTGCGTCCATCCAAACGGGATCCCTTATGATGTAACAAAGAAGATGCTTCCAGTTATCAATGAAGAGATCGAGAAAGTGCTTTCTGGTATTGTTGACTTCCAAGTGTTCTTTGAAGAAGACGGAAACAAACTAAACATTTTTATCAAGCACTCAAAGTTTGACGCAAGACCAATTGAGCTAGGATCAGGAGCAGAAAAGACTCTTGCCGCAACTGCTATTCGTTTAGGGCTTCTAAACGTCTCTTCTTTGCCCATTCCAAACTTTGCTGTGTTGGATGAACCGGCAACTGCACTTGACGCCGAGAACATGGATGGCTTTATTAAGATTCTTCAGATGTATCGTGAAAATTTTGAAACAGTATTCCTTATTTCTCACTTAGATTCTCTTAAAGACATTGTTGATGATGAGGTGCTAATCCAAAAGAAAAATGGATATGCTTTTGTAAATGTCTAACTATTTATAATAACAAAGGAGACATTATGATGACTTGTAATAGTTGTAAATCAACAGATATTGAAAAAGGTTTCTTAGACAACATAGTAGAGAAGGCAATAAGCAGAAAGTTTCTTGCTTGGCTTACAGCAACTGGGCTTTTAGCCTTTGCGGACCTAACATCGTCTGATTGGGTAACGATCACTACCATCTTTATCGGCTCGCAAGCTGCTGTTGATGCTGTAGCAAGACTTCGATCGAAGTAAATGGACTTCGGCATCAAGGATATATTTTTAGTTGCCCTTCTTTTGATTATCTTTGGGGTGGCTGCTGGCTCAATTTATAATAAAAAGCAAAACCAGCGCCTTATAAACGAACTACAAAATAATCTTGCAGCCGCCCAGGGGTCGATTGAGATCTTAGAAGGTGTAGAATTTAGATTAGCACAAGATTTATCCTTCAAAGAAAGACAAATAGCCAGCCTTCTAGGAGAAAACACTAGACTTGACGACGCAGCCAAGGAGTTAGAAGGAAAGTTAGTTTTCCTAGCTCAGGTAAATGCTACACTAAGAGAAAAAATTGAGTTTACCAGCGATAATGAGAACTCTAATGCGGTTACAACTGTTATAGAGTATCGTTGTGATGAAGAAATAACAAACACAACAATAACAGAAGAAACCGAAGGTATACCAAACCTAAGAGTTGACTTTGACTTAGAAAACTCAGGTTATAGGGTTTTGGGCTTTACAGAAAGCAACCCTCCGCACGCAGAACTATCTTTATCCCAACTTAGTCCTTTTGTGTTAGACTTAGCGCTAAACCAAGGACCAGATGGAGAATGGAGCGCTATAGCAGCCGAACAAACAAACCGGCTGGAAATAGAGATAGGCGAACTTGTCATGAACAGCAGACGCCTAAGAGAGCGCTGGTATGAAAGATTTGGAGTAGGTATTGCTGTAAATGCCGGTTTAGGCACTCTTGCAGCTGGTCCGGCCTTTCACTTAGAGACAAGAACGCTTGATTATAATGTGAATACTACTTATGATACAGTAAGCCAATCTATTATTAGCGGTCTAACTATTACGTATCGGCCTTTTAGGAGAAGGTAAGTGAGCCTAAAAAACCTTATTGAGCAAATAACTTTGGAACTTCTTGATGAAGAATGGTCTAAGAGCAAAAGAAAAAAAAGAAAGAAAAACTGCGACAACCCAAAAGGCTTTACAATGAAGCAGTTTTGCAAGAACCAAAAAACACGCTCAAAGCCAGGCGAGAAAACTAACGAAGAGTTAGGGCAAGATTTAGAAGAAACAATAAAAAAGATTGACGACGAGTATGTTGTTTACCCAAAAAAAGGAGGTAAACGACTTGGAACACACAAAACTAAAAAAGCAGCCAAAAAACAACTTGCCGCAATAGAAATAAGCAAAGCAAAGAGAGGATAAATAAATGTTCCAGCAGTTTTGGAAAATATTTGAGTCCGCAGAAAAAGAAAGAGGCTTTTTGCTTCAAGAACAGAAAAATAAACGCTCTTTAAAAAAAGAAGAAATAAGAAAAACAGTCTTGTCCAAAGAGGTCTTCAAACAACACGACGATTTATCATCCAAAGTTTGGAATGAAGACGGCCACTTAAAATTAGAAGTCAAACTTAAACTAAAAAGAATAGCAAATGCATTTCTCCGAGATCACAACGTTGACCCAGACGCTGTGGAAGACATTTACTTCACTGGCTCACTCGCCGGGTATAACTATCATCCTGATTCTGATATTGACCTACACATTGTGGTCGATTTTTCCAAAGTTAATCAAGATATTGACTTGGTTCGTGATCTTTTTAATTCTCGTAGATTGGTGTGGAATGAGCAACATAACATAACCATCTTTGGCCACGAAGTTGAGATTTACATTGAGGACGTTGATGAAGTATACGATGATGAAGACCGTCCTGTGTACTCAATAACCAAAGATCAATGGATCAAAAAGCCAAGAAGAGAAGACCGAGACTTTGATTATGATTCTGCGATGAAGAAAGCGCACCTGATTATGCATCAAATAGGCTTGGTGCGAGAGTTGATGAACCAAGAGAAGTTTGTTGAGGCAAAACGACAAGCCGTCCGCATTTTCGCAAAACTTAAAAGAATGAGAAAAGCAGGCCTTCAAAGAGAGGGTGCTTATTCACCAGAAAATATTGCTTTTAAAATTCTTCGCAAACAAGGATACATTGATCAATTGGCTCAGTATAGATCTGACTCCCATGACCTAATGATGTCTCTACCACAATGATTAAAATAAAAATAAATAAAATGAAAAAAGACTCTGAAATCTCAGGACACGTTATTATTTTCAAAGATAAAGACCACTTTCTTTCGCTAAAAAGAGGACCAACAGATCCTTGGATGCCTAACCGCTGGTGTTCAGTTGGCGGGCACGTTCACGTTGATGAAGAAATCAAAGACGGAACTTGCCGAGAAGTAAAAGAAGAATGTGGCTTAACAGTAAAACCAGAAGATCTTATTGATACTGGTGTAATAAAGAAAAAAAGAATTTATTTCTTTACAACAACAAAGTATACTGGTGATGTTTATTTAGATGGAAAAGAACACTCAGATTATAAATGGTGTTCTATAAAAGATCTAGATAGTATGGATACAGTGCCAGACTTGAAAGAAATCGTATTTATCGCTAAACAAAAGGTATACAATGCTCCCACTTGATGATAAAAAACTAAACGAAATAGCAAAACTAGAAAAAGCAATCAAAGAACGATGGGGTGAAGAAGCAATCAAAACACCTCAAAGTGGATGGGACGAGACCAAAGAAAAAGACTATAAAGAACAACGAAAAGAGTTGGCTCAAAAAATCCAATCTAATGACGCCGAGACTTTAGAAGAGCAAAAAGGATTTTTTATTACAAAGAGACTACTTAGTAAAGAAAGCAAATCTAAATGCCCTATTTGCTCTTCACAGATCAAGACCTTAAAAGACGAAACTTGTAAAACTAAATGGGATTCTTGTTTCAAGTGTTATGTTCAGTGGATCGAAGGAAGAGAAGAAAGGTGGAAAGAAGGATGGAGACCAGATGAAAATTACAAAAGCAAGATTAGTTGAGGCCATCAAAGAAGAAATAGCCGGTCTAGACGAGGCAACCTTTGGAGGTCTTTTTGGCCGTGGCAAGAAAACCCCACTCCAAAGACCACGAAGAGGTCCGAGCGGAGCGGACGATCTAGATGTTCGTGCTACCGAGATCGAAGCCGGTGATTCCACTGCTGGGCTTAACAGAGGACAGATGAAGGCATACAGCGCTGCAATTGCAGATGCTGCTGCAGACGCTGCCAAGATGGATGCCGAAACTTCACAAAAAGACTTTGAGCGTGTTATGGGCTGGGCAAATGATCAGGGCATAGCAACAGAAAAAGACATTGCACGAGCAGTGCTTGATGCAATAGAGACAATGGACAGTGGTATGATAGCCAAGATCCAAGAGCCTCTTCTTGGTGACGAAGATTTCATTGAGCAGCTAGCAAAAAAGATTGCCCAATACAAACACCCTCAGTCGTCTCAGGAACCCCAGGGAGAATAACAAATGACACCAGTCCAAGCACTAGCACAAGCAGCCGCACTAGCTTACGATGGCGGTACCGACGCCAACGGTGACCCACTTAAGATTGGCCTTCGCCGTGAAGAGGGCGATTTCATTAAAGATAGCCGTCACATGGACGGGTTCACTGTTCGTACTGCTGGCGACATTCTTACAATTACTTATCAAACAGACATCAAGCTTAAAGAAGTTTATGGCGGTGGTTTTGAAGAAGAAATGGAAAGAGTTATGGCTGATATCGCCAAATACCTAACCAACCGAGCAAGTCAGATACTTGGAAAGCGTGTTAGTCTTGGCGCAGACGGTGAAGTTGACGTACTTGTTCAGTCAACATCAAATGTGCGAGTTTTTGCAATTGCGATCAAGAAGTACAGGATTAACGGAATGAAGGGAATAGATGAGAACCCTCCTATTCCAGCACAAGATAAGTTGATGGAGACTTACCGCCGCTTTGCTAAGAGCGCTAGGAGCCTATAACTAGTGTGCTTAGTAAAGAACAAGTAATAAAAGAGATTGTTAGGTGCGGCAAAGATCCCAACTATTTTATTGAGAACTATGTTCGCATCTCTCATCCCGAAAAAGGTCCTATACCATTTAGGACCTATCCTTTCCAGAAAGACCTTCTTCAAGATTACAACGCTTACCGCTTCAACATAATCTTAAAAGGACGTCAGCTTGGTATCTCAACAATAACCGCAGCATACTCTGCGTGGCTTATTCTTTTCCATAGAGAAAAGAACATTCTTGTTGTTGCGACCAAACTCTCAACAGCCGGCAACCTGGTTAAAAAAGTTAAGTTCATGATAAAGAACTTACCACCTTGGTTGCAGATAGCTGATATAGCAATAGACAACAGAAACTCATTTGAGTTAACGAACGGCTCACAAATAAAGGCTTCTTCAACATCAGGAGATGCCGGCCGTTCAGAAGCACTATCACTTCTAGTAGTGGATGAGGCTGCTCACGTTGATGGCTTGGACGAGCTTTGGAAAGGCTTGTATCCAACACTATCAACCGGAGGTCGTTGTATTGCCTTATCAACACCAAACGGGATTGGCAATTGGTTTTATCGTATGTATTCCGACGCCGACGCTGGCCTAAACGACTTCCACCCAACCAGTTTACCTTGGGACGTTCACCCTGAGCGTGATGAAGAATGGTATAAAAAAGAAACAAGAAACATGACCAAAAAGGAGATAGCACAGGAGTTAGAATGCTCCTTCTTATCTTCAGGTGAGACTGTTATTGATGCTGAATATTTAGAATGGGTATTTGCGCAAGTCCAAGAGCCCCTATACAGAGACGGCTTTGATAGGAACCTTTGGATTTGGCAAGAATACGATCCAGCATCAAAATATTTTATGGCTGTTGACGTTGCTAGAGGTGACGGCGAAGATTATTCTGCTTTTCACGTTTGGAACATTACCACAAATGAAATAGTTGCAGAATACCAAGGAAAAGTCGCCATAGATATGTATGCCAATATGGTGCATCAAGCCGCAACAAGATATGGCACGTGTTTGGTTGTTGTAGAAAGTAATAATATTGGTTTTATGCTTATTGACAAGTTGAAAGATCTAAGATATAATAACTTATATTATTCTAAGGGAGATGGATTTATTGATCCTTTAATAGCAGAAAACACTGCCGGCGCAACACCCGGCTTTGCTACTTCTTCTAAGACAAGGCCATTAATCATCGCTAAAATGGAAGAAATGATCCGCAACCAACTAGTTATAGTGAGATCTAAGAGATTATTTGGAGAATTTAAAACTTTCGTCTGGAAAAATGGCAGACCTCAAGCAATGAGATCAAAGCACGATGACTTGGTAATGTCTTTTGCAATTGCTTGTTGGATTAGAGACGCCGTATATGAAGAAAGCGCTTATGACCGAGAAAAATCAGAGAAAATGATGAACGCATTCTTTACAGACAAGAGAGAACTAAATACAACTATCCCTGGAATGATTGGCCACTTACCAGTTATAAAATCAAAACAGGCCAGCGAAGCAAAAAAACAACAGCAACAATATTCTTGGCTGTACAAGGGCTAAAAAATGGCATATAAAAAAACAATCATACCTAAAAGAAGTTCAGAAAACACAAGAAACCCGGACAACCCACTTTACAAAGCGCTTACCAGGCTCTTTTCAGGTCCAATCGTCAATTATCGACACGAACAGGCAAGAAAATACCGCCGAAAGGAACTTGATAAGTTTAACTGGACCTCTGCATCAGGAAAAGAGTTCAAGAAAGCCGATTACGAGAAAAACTACTCGTTTTACGGCGATTTTATGCTCAATCAGAACCGGAATGATCGATATATTGACTTCGATCAGATGGAGTACATGCCAGAACTAAACTCTGCGCTTGATATTTATGCTGATGAGATGACTACCTCAACGGACATTCGTAAAATGCTTACGATTAACTGTTCGAACCAAGAAATCAAGACAGCATTGCAGATTTTGTTTTATGATGTTCTTAATGTTGATCTCAATCTTTACGGATGGGCAAGAACTCTTTGTAAGTATGGAGACTTTTTCCTTTATCTAGACGTTGATGAAAAACTAGGCATCCAAAATGTTGTTGCTATGCCCCTCAGCGAAATAGAAAGACTGGAAGGGCAAGATGAAAACAATCCAAACTACTTACAGTTTCAGTGGAACTCAGGTGGCTTGACTTTCGAGGACTGGCAAATAGCTCATTTTCGTATTTTAGGAAACAATAAGTATAACCCTTATGGTACCTCTGTTCTTGAGGGCTCTCGCCGTATTTGGAGGCAACTAACACTTGTAGAGGACGCAATGATGTCTTATCGCATCGTAAGAGCGCCCGAACGCCGAGTGTTTTATGTTGATGTTGGCGCCGTAGCCCCGCAGGACGTAAGCACATACATGCAAGAGGTTATGACCACCCTCAAACGAAATCAGATCATTGATGCAGACAGCGGAAGAGCAGATCTTCGCTATAACCCAATGTCTGTAGAAGAAGATTACTACATTCCAGTTCGTGGAAGCCAACAAGGAACAAAGATTGAGACATTAGCAGGGGGCCAGTTTACTTCACAGATCGAAGACGTAAAATATCTTCGTGAAAAACTGTTTTCCGCTATCAAGATCCCACAAGCTTACCTAGTTGCTGGTGAGAATGCAGAAGACCGAACATCTCTCTCACAAAAAGACATTCGCTTCGCCAGAACCATCCAGCGCCTTCAAAAAGCTTTGATATCCGAACTTACAAAGATTGGAATGGTTCACCTTTATACTTTAGGCTTTAGAAAGTCTGATCTTACAGGCTTCAACCTCAAGCTTAATAACCCGTCTAGGATTGCCGAACTTCAGGATCTAGAGACAATGAAAACACAGTTTGAGGTTGCCTCATCCGCAACTGAAGGCTTTTTCTCCAAGAGATACATTGCCGAGCACATTTTCAACATCTCACAAGAAGAGTTCCTTCGCAACCAGCGTGAAATGTATTTTGACCGTAAGTTCTCTTCTGCTCTTGATGCTGCTGCAGCCTCCGACGAGCAGGAAGCCCCACTTGGTGGAGGTGACATAGGAGCTTTTGGAGCGGACTCTGAAACACCGGATCTAGGCGCAGAGGAAACACCGGATACTGAAGCTGCTGAGCCAGAAGAGGACATTCTAAAAGTCGCTCCTGGTAAGAGGGACGATTCTGGAAACATCCTAACAACAACCCCTGCTTCAAAAGGCAAAATGTATCGGCCAAAGAAAGATGGAAGAATCAAGAAAAACCGAATGGCA